GGTGACGCCTTTGGTTATCTGATGTTGGGCGGTGGCGAGCAGCGGCGGCTGCGCCGGGGTTCGTATCAATCAGCTGGCGGGACATACACCGCAGCAACCGATTTTGAGATTTTCTAATGCTTTCTTTTGGAAATAACTTTCTAAGCACCGGGCAGCAGCTGGTCCCCTTTCAGCCAGAGCATTTGTCGCACCTGGAGCTAAAAGGCGACGAGCTGCATTTTGCCGATCTGATCCCGAATTATTACCAATACATCCTGGATAATGCAATCCCCGAGCTCGCCTGGACCGGGATTCGTGATGGCAAACCCGTTTTGATCTTTGGGCTGCGCCCTTATTGGGTTGGTGTTGCAGAGGTTTGGATGGTTCCTGGTCGTGGAATCGAGCGCAATCCGATAGCGTTAATCAAGGGTGCGCGACAAATTCTTGCTCAGATCGAGCAAAAATATAACATGAAGCGCCTTCAGATAGCTGTACGAAAGCATAACGATACAGCTTACAATTTTGCAAAATCGTTGTATTTTACGGTTGAGAGCGTTATGACCAAATTTGGTCCTGACGGTGATGATTATTTAATGATGACGAGGATCAGATAATGTCTGGATTATTTGGCGGCGGCGGCGGTGGATCAGCTCCACCCCCACAAGTTACTGAAACACAAAAGAAACAAGAGGCTCGCGCGGAGGCTCAAACCCGCGAGGAGGCTGCTCAGAGCGCAGCGCGTCGTCGCGTGCAGCGCACGGGCGGTATTCGTTTGTTAATGTCTCCGGCTCGCCAGGAAGGTCCTAACCAAATAGCGCAGCAATCTACATTGGGCGTCGGCAACACGCCTAAAGCGTAATGCCAAAAAAAATACACAAGCAGCTGCTGCTTAGCGCGGAGCGCCTAGGGTTAAAGGGTGAGCGCAAGCAAGCGTATGTGTATGGGACTATGGCAAAGATAGAGCAAAAAGATGGTCGCAAAAAAACACCAGAACCCAAGCGGGGGTCTTAATGCGGCTGGGCGAGCGTATTACAAACGCACAGAAGGCGCGGATCTCAAGCCGCCAGTTAAGTCTGGCGACAACCCGCGCCGTGCGTCGTTCCTGGCTCGCATGAGTAAGAACCCAGGTCCCGAGCGGGACAGCCAAGGTCGCCCGACCAGGCTGCTTTTATCGCTGCGTGCCTGGGGTGCGTCATCGAAAGATGATGCGTCGTCGAAAGCGGCGGCAATAAGCAAACGATTGGAAGCAAAGCGTAATGCCTAGATTTAATGTAAAAGAGCTGATTGAGCGCGAAGCCAAGGCTCAGGCGCGCAAAGACGAGTGGCGGTCCATATACGAGGACTGCTACGAGTACGCGCTGCCGCAGCGGAACCTATATTCCGGGAACTACGAGGGGCGCGTCGCTGGTAAATCCAAGATGGCGCGCGTTTTCGATTCGACTGCGATCCATGCGACGCAGCGTTTTGCCAACCGATTGCAGGCTGGCTTATTCCCACCTTACAAGAGCTGGTGTCGCCTGGAGCCTGGCAGCCAGATCGGCGAGCAGGACCAGGAGCGCGTCCAGGAAATCTTCGATCGATACACCGGGCGCTTGTTTGAGACCCTGCGTCAGACCAACTTTGACCTGGCAATGGGCGAGTTCTTGTTGGATTTGGCTGTTGGCACGGGCGTGATGATGATCACGGCTGGCGACGAGTCAACCCCCGTGCGCTTTACCCCGATCCCTCAGTACCTGGTAGCGATCGAGGAGGGTGCAAACGGCGTGGTGGATAACGTCTACCGCAAGCTGCGCATCAAAGCCGAGTCAATTCAGCGTGAGTTCCCTGGTGTGCAGATGACTGCTGAGCTGGTGGAGGCGATCGAGCGTCGCCCCGACCAGGAGCTCGACTTGTTTGATGCGGTTATCCTGGACCAGGATACCGGGCGTTACCACTATCACGTTGTGTGGACCGCCAAAAAGCAAGAGCTGCTGCACCGCGAGATGCGATCCAGCCCCTTTGTGGTGTCTAGGTACATGAAAGTGGCGGGCGAGGTGTATGGTCGCGGTCCCCTGGTAACGGCTATTGCTGATATCAAGACCCTAAACAAGACCCTAGAGCTGGTGCTAAAGAACGCCTCACTATCGATTGCTGGCGTTTACACAGCAGCCGACGACGGCGTGCTCAACCCGCAGAACATCAAGATCCAACCAGGCGCGATTGTGGCGGTTGCCCGTAACGGCGGACCCAATGGCGCGTCCCTGGCTCCGCTGCCGCGCGCTGGCGACTTCAACACCAGCCAGATCGTGATCAATGATCTGCGCATGAACATCAAGAAAATCTTGATGGACGACACGCTGCCGCCAGACAACATGAGCGCGCGCAGCGCGACTGAGATTGCCGAGCGCACCCGTGAGCTCGCCACCAACCTGGGCAGCGCGTTCGGTCGGTTGATCACCGAGACGATGGTTCCGATCATTGCGCGCACGCTGTACGTCATGGACCAGCAGGGTCTGATTGACTTGCCGCTTAAGGTTAACGGCGCTGAAGTCAAGATCACCCCGGTCTCGCCCCTGGCGCAAGCGCAAAAGCTCCAGGAGATCAACGACGTTGTGCAATATATGCAGATCGCCAACTCGATGGGTCCAGAGGGTCAGGTCACGGTGTCGGTCCCGCGCGTGCTGGCGTTTATCGCGCAGCGCCTGGGCATCGATCAGAACCTATTGAACAACGCTGAAGAACAGCAAATGCTGATGCAGCAGATGCAACAAGCGATGATGGCACAACAACAGCCGCCCGCAGCCGTTAACGACGGCGGCGCGATGGCAGGAGCAATGCAGTAATGGAAGAAGGTTGGGACGGCTTAACAGACGCGCCACGGGTTGAAGCTCGCAAAGCGGACGATCTGGATATCCTATATGGGCGCTGCTTTAAGTCTGAGGAGGGGCAAAAGGTGCTTGCGCATCTGCGCTCTATTACTATCGAGCGACCGTCTTGGGTTCCTGGGGAAGATGCCAGCTATGGCTATCTCCGGACCGGGATGGCTGAGATTGTCCGCATGATTGAAAAGAGAGTGGAACGAAGCGATGGATAACCAGGAAAACACGCAGCAGGATAACGTCAGCGATGACGCCCCGCTGTTAACCCCACAGGTCCAGGAAAATGTTTCTAGTGAAAACCAAGAGGCTCCGATACCTTTACACGACCCCGATCCGGCGGAGCCCAAAGCTGTTGAAGCAGCTGTAAAACCGGATTACATCCCCGATCAATTTTGGAAAGACGACGCCCCTGATGTCGAAAACCTCGCCAAGAGCTACAACGAGCTGCGAAAGAAGTTTAGTCAAGGCAAGCATAAGGTTCCAGAAAATGGTTATGACGTTAAGGGTTTGGTGGATCAAGGTCTCAATCCAGAAGATCCTACTGTCAGCCTATATCAAGATTGGGCTAAGGAAAACGGGATTAGCCAGGCTGCTTTTGAGGACTTAGCGTCGCGCGTGCTCCAGGTAAGCAACGACAACACCGCTGCAATCGAGTATGACCGCAAAGCCGAGATGAGCAAGCTGGGCGAGCGAGCGACTGAAAAGATCCAAATGGCAGAGCGGCTGCTGGTCAAAGCGCCGTTGACCAACTCGGAGCGCGAGGCGATGGCAAATAGCCTCAATTCCGCCGATGCGATCAATGCGTTTTTGAAATATCACGCCTCTCTGACCAACGAGGGCATCCCGGTGCAGCCGTCTGCCCAGGCTCCCGAGATGACCAGGGATGATTTGAACGCTGCGATTGCTGACCCCCGCTGGACGACGGATGTTGCCTTCCGCACCAGGATAGAAAAGCAATGGTTTGCCTCACAAAATTAACTTGTTGTCAATAAGATTTTTTGTGTATAGAATCAGACCCGGTGGATAATCGCTTGCGCGACCCGCCTACATGGGTGAATCCCATTAGTGGTGCGGCTACCCCCGCGCAAGCGACCGCCCGGCAAGGATAACGGATCGCGCTATATTGAAACTTCTTTTAGGAGGAATCTGCTATGGCGCAGAATGTCACTTCGGCTTTCGTTACCTTGTTTGAATCTGAGGTAAAACAAGCCTATCAAGCTAAAGCTATGTTGCGTGGTACTACCCGTACCCGTACTGGCGTCCAAGGGAATACAGTTAAGTTTCCCAAAATCGGTAAAGGTGTAGCAACTGTTCGTGTCCCCCAGACCGACGTTACTCCCTTGAACGTCACTTATAGCCAGGTAACTGCGACTATGAGCGACTACATCGCTGCTGAATACAGCGATATCTTCCACCAAAGCCACATCAATTTTGATGAGCGCCGCGAGTTGGTCGAAGTCGTTTCTATGTCGATTGCCCGCCGCATGGACCAGATCATCATCGACGCGCTCGATGCTGCATCAGGTGCATCTACGGTTGCAACTGGCGTGGGTGGTGCTACTACCAACATGAACGTCGATAAGCTGCGTGCAGCTGCTAAAGCGATGAACGAGAAAAACGTGCCAGCAGATGGTCGTTACTTGTTGATGCACGCTTCTCAGCTCGACGCTTTGTTGGGTACTACCGAAGCCACTTCCTCTGACTTCGCGTCAGTTAAGGCTTTAGTCCAGGGTGAGATCAACTCATTCATGGGCTTCAACATTATCACCATCGGTGATCGTGATGAGGGCGGTTTGCCCAAGCCATCTACCCGCACTTGCTATGCCTGGCAACGCGATGCAATGGGCTATGCCGAGTCAATGGCGCAAAAAACCGAAGTTAACTACGTTCCAGAAAAAACGTCGTTCTTGGTTGCGTCTATGTTCTCTGCTGGCGCGGTGTCCATCGACGATGAAGGCATTGTCAAAATCAGCTGTACTGAATAAGGAGGGATGAAAAATGGCTTTTTCTAGTACTGGTTTTGCAACCATCGGCGCGTCCAAAAAGGGCAATGCCGTTTCTCTGTATGCCTATTCAACGGCAGACGCTATCGGTGATGTGAACACATCAGGTTACTTCAACAGCTTGTCAGATACCCTGGCAGTTGGCGATGTGATCTTGTGCCGCACATCTACTGGCGGCACACAGGCTCTGAGCCTGGTATATGTTGCTAGTAACGCTAGCGGCGTCGTTGACGTTACTGACGGTTTGACTATTACAGCAACCGACAGCGACTAAGCACTAGAGGGGCGGGTTTCCCCGCCCCTCTGCTTTATATAGGGGAATCGCATGGCAGCAGGAGATACCAGCCTATCAATCTGTTCTGACGCGCTGATCATGTTAGGTGCGCAGCCAATATCTTCTTTTACAGAGGGGACAGACGCTGCACAGGCTTGCGACCGTTTATATCCCGATCTGCGGGATTCTTTGCTTTCTAGGTACTCTTGGAGCTGGAGCGCGAAAAAAGCGCAGCTGTCACGTTTAAATACGACGCCAATCACCGAATGGCGTTATGCGTACCAACTGCCAGGCGATATGCTGTCTGGCGTCCGGGCGCTGTTTAACACGGCTAACCCTTACGCTTCTGGGCTGCGCGAAGGTTGGGAAATCTATGGCGACCAGGTATATACCAACGAGACGACGGTATATATTGACTATCAACATACGGTTGACGAGAGCAAGATGCCATATTACTTTGTGCATCTGCTGCGTCATGCTATGGCTGCCGAGCTGGGTATGGTCATCACCGACCAGATAAGCAAGGCTGATTACTATCGATCATTGGCTTTTGGCGCGCCTGGCGAAAATGGGCGAGGCGGATTGTTCCGCGAGGCAATGAACATTGATAGCCGTGGGCAGCCAACCCAGGTATTAGAGGATTATTCGCTCATTGCAGTAAGAGGCTGAAATGACGCGCATTGTCCAATACCAAACTAACTTCTCTGTCGGTGAGTTAGATCCCTTACTTAAGGCGCGCACAGATCTCCAGCAATATCAAAACGCGCTGGAGAAAGCGACCAACGTATATGTCCAGCCCCAGGGCGGCATCAAGCGCCGAGACGGGCTGCGCTTTGTTCACAGCTTTGGCGGCAGCTTTACGGCGTTTAAGATTATCCCGTTTGAGTACAGCACAACAGACAGTTACGCCCTGGTATTTGTCCACCAGCGTATGTATATCTTTAAAGGTGGCGTGCTGCAAACCAACATCAACGGCAGCGGCAATGATTACGCGACAACGCCCATCACGGCTGCGATGATCGATGAGCTCAACTATACCCAGGCTGTTGATACGTTGATCTTGGTGCATGAGGACCTGGAGACGCAGCGCGTCGTGCGTAACAGCGATACCAGCTGGACCGTCGCAGCCATCCCGTTTACGTTTGTCCCTAAATACGCATACGCGCTTGACACCCACACGCCACAATTCACAATCACGCCGAGCGAGATTGAGGGCAATATTACGCTTACAGCGACGAGTGTTACAACCGACAACGGGACCGCCCAGGGTGGCAGCTCAAACACAATTACCCTTAAATCGGCATCATCATTTACATCAAACGACCAATGCTCAGGTATGTTTGTGGAGATCACCGCCGGGACCGGAGCCGGGCAGACCAGGCACATTGAGAGTTATGTGGCGTCTACCAAGGTTGCGACCGTGTACCCTGCCTGGGATACAGCGCCGACATCTGGCAGTAGTTACGACATTAAGGCATTTAAACCAGCAGCCGTCGATGAGTACATTAACGTGCTCAACGGCTTTGGTCGCGCGCGCTATACCGAGTATGTAAGCGATACAGTAATGAAGGCTTACGTCGAGATTCCATTCTTTGATACTGATGCAATCGCGTCAGGTAATTGGGAGAGTGAGCATGGCTATGAACCTACTTGGTCCGCTACTAGAGGTTATCCGAGAAGTGCAGCTTTCCATGAAGGACGCCTTTATTTTGGCGGCTCTAAGTCCCGTCCTAATACTGTTTGGGGCTCTCGCGTTATTGATTATTTCAACTTTAATCCCGGTTCATCTTTGGATGACGATGCGGTTGAAGCGACAATTAACACGAATCAGCTCAACGTCATCACGCATTTAGTCCCTGGTCCTGATTTACAGATCTTTACCACAGGCGGTGAGTTTGTTGTAAGCCAGGCAGCCAACACGCCGATCACGCCAACCAGCTTTCTGGTTAAGCCGCAGACGCGCCTGGGCAGCAAGCCTGGCGTGCCGATGGATGACTTAAACGGCGCGACCGTGTTTGTGCAGCGCCAGGGCAGAGCTCTGATTAGTTTCCAATTCCAGGACACCACGGCGAGCTATTCGACGCAAGCTCTGTCGGTGCTGAGCTCGCATTTAATTAAGATCCCAGTTGACCTGGCAGCGCGTCGTGCCACATCGACAGACGAGACCGATCGCTTGTTCCTGGTTAACAGCGACGGCACAATGGCTGTCTATTCGATCCTGGCAGCGCAAAACGTTATTGCGCCGAGCGAGTTCACCACAGACGGCAGCTTTATTCGCGTGGCAGTCGAGCTTGATAGCGTCTACGTTATTGTTAAGCGCGTCGTTAATGGGGCTGATGTGTATCACCTGGAGCGATTCGATTCGACCCTAACGGTTGATAGCGCGGTAAGCGGCGGTGCTGCATCGACGGCAACGCTGTCACACCTGCAAGGCAAGACGGTCCAGATTATTCGCGATGGCATTGTCGAGCCGCAGCAAACGATCCCCGCATCGCCTTACACGATTACGTTTGAGCGCGCTGCGACCAGCTCGCACCAGGTTGGCTTGGGCTACAACATCGAGATCCGCACCATGCCAGCCGAGCCCCGCCTGGCGCAAGGCACGCTGCTTGGAACCAAGAAGCGCATCCTCCAGGTAGATGCCGTTGTTTACGAGTCTCAGAACATGAGCCTTAATGGCAAGCTAGTCCCGTTCCGCAACTTTGGTGTTGGCGTGCTGGATTCTGCTATCGAGGAGTACACAGGGACAAAAACTGTTAGCGGCTTGCTCGGCTTTGACAAGACGGGGCAGATTACGATTAGCCAAACCGCGCCATTGAAATTGACGGTGCTGGGCTTGGAATACAGAATGAGCGTAGGAGATTAAGATGAACCCAATGATGGCGTTTGCAGCGGTATCTGCTGTTGGTCAATTGTCAGCTGGAGCTGCTCAGCAGCGTCAGTACAACGCGCAAGCGGCTCAAGCGGAGCTCAAGGGTCGCAGCGAGGCGATTGCTTACAAGCAGCAGGGTGCTGATGTCCTAAAGAAACTCAATGAGAACATGGCGACCATTGTGGCAAGAGCTGCTGCTGGTGGAGTTCTTGCCAATACTGGCAGCGCAGCTGCGCTGCAAGGCTACTCCATGAAAGAGGGCGTGCGAGAGTTCAACATATCGAAAGACAATGCGGTCCTGGCAGAAGGTATGGCATCTCACCAGGCAGCCATCTATCGCCAAGCTGGTCGAACAGCGATGACAAACGCAATCGTTGGGGCGGTAGGGGCGATTGGTACTGGATATTTCCAATCAACACAATTGGCAATGCCCGCTTTAAGTGTGTCACCAACGCTGCCCACACCAGGAGCCAGCTTCGCTGCCCCTCGTTATTTCGGATAAATTATGGCTACATTACCCCGCTATCAACGGTTAGGTGTCCGAGCTGCTCAGCCTGGCGATATTGATTTTGCTGATGCCCGTGAGGCAGCCCGGCTTGGTCAAAATATTAGCCAACAAGTCGAGCGCATGGCGTCGTTTGTTTACAAAGAAGAACAAATGAAAGCCGAGCAGCGTGGTGCTCAAATAGCGCAAGAGCTCGGGGCAACCGAGACGTTGACCAGGTTGCAGTCAGCTGGCGGTCCGACCACTATTGCCGAGCGGTCTGCCTATAACATCGCGAATCGGATTGCATCAACAGAAGTCGAGACAGAAGCTCGCCTGGTTATTGGCAACATCCTAAACGAAGCCGAAATAAATAACACGCCACTACCAGATGTTCAGGCTCGGCTGCGCAACGTTGTGGACGGTTTTCCTGCCGCGATGTCGAGCCTCGATCCCCAGGTTGCTGGCGTGCTGCGTGCCCAACTATTTGGCGTGGCTGCCCAGGCAGAAATGCGTTACACATCGATTGCGTCCAAGAAGGCGCAAGAAGATTTGCAAGGCAAAGCCATTCAGGGCATCACACAAAGACAGAACGATGTTTATTCGTTTGTTAGATCAGACATGGACCCGGCTGCCAAAGAAGAAGCCTTGGGCTACGAGATAGCTGGTCTTGAGACGTTCATGCGTGATCGTGGGTTCAGCGAAGCGCAAATATCAAAAGTGCTGATTGAAACCAAAGCGCAGTCCGCGATTGAAAGCACAATTTCAACATTTCAGCGATTGCAAACTCTGGATGAACAAAAAGCGTTTATTGAGCAGCTGGAGAAAAACCCACCAGCGGAGCTGTCATTAGAGAAAACACGAACCTTATCAAAGTCATTCCAGACAGAAGTTAACCACACTATTGCCACCTTGAAAGAGGAGTTGCGTGCCAGGACGGCTGCGGCTAAAGCAGAAAGAACAGACATTAAGTCCGACCTGGCTGACATGAGATCAATCATGGCTAAGGGTGGCACGCCGAACCCGGAAACAATGGCTGCGCTTGAGACGAGAGCCAATGCGCTGCCAGCAGATATCCGGGGAGATCTAAGCATCAACATTGCCGAGATGAAGTTTGTGCAAAGCCGCGCTGAGTTGTTCCGCAAGATGTCGCCGACGCAGCTGCAAACCACAATTAACGAGTTGTCTCAGGGCATCGACGGTCTTGGTGGCAAAGGTTTGGATACGATTGCTGAGGTCGAAGTGTTGGATGTGGCGAAAGGGCTGCTCAACACCATGAACGCAGAGCTTAATAAAGACCCGCTATCCTGGGGCGCTAATACAGGCGTTATTCAATTCAAGCCAATCGATCTTTCCACACCAGAGACAGCAGAAGCAACAGTTAAGCAGCGTATCGCTGATGCGCGCACAGTAAGTGCCAGGTACGGAAACGCGCCAAGATTTTTGACAGACGAAGAAACAAACGTGATGTCAACGCTATTGACCGAATCCCCAAGACCGCAGCGCATGGCATTGCTGTCTGGGCTTGTCAAAAATTTTGGTACTCATTCCGCGACCGTATTAAAGCAGCTGTCAAATGTTGATCCCAGCCTGGCACACGTTGGCGGTCTGGTTTTGCTTGGTAAAGCGCCAACAGCCAACACGGCGATGGCTGGCTTTGACATGATGAAAGAGGGCAACAAGGCGATTGGCGTAGATAGCGCAGAGGCTAAAGAATCATTCGCCTCCGCTGTTGGTCCGGCGTTGCTGTATCAATCGCAATCACGCGCGTCTGGCATGGAGGTGGCGCGAGCTATCTATACCAAGCAGGCAATTGATAAAGGTCTGGACCAGTTCGACGACAAGCTCTGGGAGAAGTCTATTCAGCTGGCGTTCGGTTTTGATGAGCGCACCAAGACAGGTGGCATTGCCGAGGTCCGGGGCAAGATGACCCTGCTGCCATCTGATTTCGATGACGACAAGTTTGAAAGTGTTTTAGAAACCCTGACCTTAAAACAGCTCCAGGACAATACCGGGTTGACCGACATTGACCCGGCGATCGTAGCCAGCATCAATAAAAACGATAAGGTTTACCCGGTGCTGGAAAGCGAGGGTAGATATTTGCTAGTCTTTGATAACGGCAATGGCGGCGTTAGCCACTTTACTGATCGCAAGGGGCACGTTATCTATTTGAACATTCCTAAGCTAATGGGCACACGCAAATGACGTTTCTGCTGCAAGAGCGAGATCCCTTTGACCTCACGCCAGAGAATGGCGTTAGCAAGCCCATCGGCGGGTTTTCAGAAAACGTATCGGCTGCCTACCAGGGAGCCAGGATGAATGACCAGGCTTACAGCGAAGCCACCATCCTGAAAGATCAATGGGGTCCAATCGTTGACATGGTTAACGAACGCTCGGGCGGCAAGTCATTTTTTAACCCAGCCAATTATCTAAGCAGCGGGTTCTTTGATGCGTCGGCATCAGAGGGTAACGCGCAGCGCCAATACCAATATACCGCTGCGCAAATTGTTAAATTCATAAACCAAAACAAAGAGGCATACCCAGAGCTGCAATGGGTAACGCACGATGAAGTATTGAATCGCGGCAAGCAAGCGGCGATAAAGGCGCGCCAGAATTTAATGGATCTTGAGGGAAGATCGCCTGGTGGCTTGAATACGATTGGTAGATTTGTCGGCGCAATTGGAGGCGCTGCCACAGACCCGTTTAACTGGCAAGGTGGTTTGGCGGTTCGCACCAGCGGCTCGCTGTTGTCTATGTCTTTTAAAGAGGCGTTTGTTAACGCTGGCTTAGAGTCAATGGCGCAGTCTGGTGTGCAGAAGTGGTACAAAGAGCTGGGCTACGAGTACACGCCGGAACAGTTCTGGTATTCAGTAGCCGCAGCTGGTGCGTTTGGCGGGGCGATGCCTGGCGCGCTCAAGATCGGCGGCAAGACAATTTCCCTGACGACAGACCAGATGCGCAAGGGATACGACGCCCTGGTTAAGTCTGGCGCACACAAGCCATCGGAAGTGGAGCTGTCTGCGCTGCGGCAATCCGAGAACATTGTTGAGGACATGAAAGCGAACCCCCTGGTTGATGCTGTTGAGCATGAGACCAGGCTGAACGAGGCTAAGGCTGCGGTTGATAGCGGCGAGCCCCCACCGATCTCTGACGCACCCGCATCCCCTTTAAAACCAACGCGCAGCGTAAATGAAGCAGATAACCTGGACGGGCTGATCTACAAGTTTGATCCGCAAACAATTAAGGTTGACGCCGAGACATTCCAATTCAAAGCTGGTGGCGATGAGTTCGGCGTGACTGAGCGGCTGCAAGGCGTGACCCAATGGGACCCGATCAAAGCCGGGCAAGTCACCATTTACGAATATGCCGATGGCGGGCGCTTTGTTGCCGACGGGCATCAGCGCGTGGGGCTGGCGCGTCGCATCCAATCCCAGGACCCTACCCAGGAAGTGGCGCTTTATGGTCACTTGCTGCGCGAGACCGATGGCATCACGCCGGAGATGGCGCGCGTAATTGCAGCCGTAAAGAACATTGCTGAGGGTACGGGGACCGCAATCGATGCAGCCAAGGTGCTGCGCGTCGCGCCTGAGCGTATCGGCGAGCTGCCACCCAGGTCTGCCCTGGTCCGCCAGGCGCAGGGGCTGGTGCTGCTATCTGACAAGGCGTTTGGTGCTGTTGTTAACCAGGTAATCCCGGCAAACTACGCTGCATTAGTTGGGCGCTTAGTGCCGGAAGATGAGGGCTTGCAAGATGCAGCCATTGCCATTTTGGCAAAGACAGACCCTGCCAACGAGTTCCAGGCTGAAGCCATCATACGCCAAGTTCGCGATGCTGGTGCGCAAACAATGAAACAAGAGGGGCTGTTCGGCGAGGAGATAATCACCGAGAGTTTTTTTACCGAGCGCGCCAGGATCTTGGACCGGGCTCAGAAGCAACTGCGCCAGGATAAGGCGGCATTTAGTACATTAACCCGCAATGCCGAACGCCTGGAAGCAGAAGGCAACCAACTGGCACGCCAGGCTAACGAGAAAAGGACAGCTAATGACACGCAAGCAATCGCGCTCCTCCAGGCGCTCGCAAACATCAGAGGACCAATATCAGACGCCCTCAGCGCAGCAGCCAGATCCGCTCGCGAAAGCGGCAGCTACGCAGAACCTACTCGCAACTTCGTCGATGCTGTCAGACGAGCAGCTGAATCAGGCGATTTCGACCGGGTATCGTCTGGCGATGTTGGACAGCTTGTCGATGCTCCAACGCAAAGCCGCACGGCTAAGGATGTCTCAGAGCGAGTCGTCGATGACTTCGACGAGCCAGCCGGAGTAGGGGCTAAGGACCAGGGCGACCAGATCGAGGCAGATCTGTTCGGGCAGCGCGACCCGGTTCGAGAGGCTGTCCAGGAAGATATCAATCTGCGCCAGGATTTAAAACGCCAGCTCGACGAGGGTGCTGCGGAAGCCGACATCGACAATCACCCGGCGGTTGTCAAAGCGATCGAGGAAGCCAAAGCCATCCAGGAAACGCACCTGGTAGAGGGTTATGGTTCTGACTTGTGGTTATCGTCGCGCGAGTTTAAGATAGGCGATGAGGCGGTTGTTGGTTACAGCTCAGCTGTTGAGCGGTTGTTTGAAAGGGCTCGCCGACTAGCCTGGACTGACGAGGGCAAGGCAGCTCCCGATGTGCCGACCAAGTATGAAAAGAAAGCGGTCATTGTCCTCGGTCCCCCAGCAGCTGGCAAGAGCACGATTGCCAACCCTATTGCGCAAAAGATGGGCGCGGTTATCCTGGACCCGGATGATATTAAGAAGGCGATGCCGGAATATAAAAACGGCATTGGCGCTAACGCCGTCCATGAAGAAAGCAGCTACATAACCAGCTTGGTCGAACAGGTCGCGGTAGGCAGCGGTGCTAACGTCTTGATCCCCAAGGTTGGCAGTAACCCGAAAAGCGTCAAAGGCTTGATCGAGCGGCTGCGCCAGAACGGTTACGAGATTGACCTGGTAGACATGAAGGTGGATTACCAGGAAGCGCGGCGTCGGATGTTCGTGCGCTTTGTGGATACAGGTCGCCTGGTCCCGCCAAACTATGTGCGCGAAGTGGGCAACAATCCTGGCAAAACATTTGATACATTAAAGGCAGAAGGAGCAGCAGATGGCTACACAAGGATCGACAACAACGTCCCCCAGGGAGCAGAAAGACCAATCCTCGAAGATACCCGGAACCTACTGGACGGAACAGAGCTACGATTACGAGACGGCGGAGAGCCGGGCTTTGGATATGGCGCAGAACGCTCAATCACAGAAACTGGTGCAAGGGATCTTAAAGAAGCTGAACCAGAAATAGACATGGACCTGGAGGTCCCGGTTGATTTGCGCGTGGACCCAGAGACCGGGGAGATTGCAGCGCAGACAGTAACGCTGCGGCAGATCCAAGATGATATTGCCCAGGACCAGAAAATGCTAGACCGCTTGAGAGGGTGCGCCAAATGAGCTTTCGCGAATGTATCGTTAATGCTGAAGCCGAGGGCACGATTACCCCGGAGCAGGCCAGGGAGGCTCGCCAGCTGTTTGACGAGTTGGAGACCGAATACCAGGGGAATATGGGCGGTCCGGCTGCAAGCTCCAAAGCCGCCAAAGACGCCTTTAACGCCCTGGAGCGTGAGGTCATCGAGCGCAAACGTCGCAAGCTGCTCCAGGTCCAAAACTGGCAAAAGATTAAAGTCAACCTGGAAGGCTATCGAAACCTAAAGGGTGAGCGTGATATTGGTCGCGCAGCCGAGGCTTTGTTCGATAGCGACAACTTGTCCAAATACTCTAGCGTCGTGCAGCGTGAGGCTGCCGTCGAGCGCGCTGCGACCAGGAACTTGTATAACGTCCTGGCAACGTTCCGGCGCAACCTGGTGGGCGAGACCAGGAACAAGGCGCAGCTCAAGAACATGATCCGCGAAGTGTTTGAGCGCGGCAGCACAGGGGACGCCAGCGCCAGGGAGATGGCAGACGCCTGGACGCAAACGAGCGACTACTTGCGCAAGCGTTTTAACTCAGCTGGCGGTCGCATACCCAAGCGTAAGGATTGGGGTTTACCCCAGGTCCACGATACCCTGGCTGTTCGCAAAGCAACGTTTGAGCAATGGCGAGACTTTATCCAGCCCCGCCTGGATAGCGTCAAAATGATTGACGAGAAAACCGGGTTGCCGTTTACGCCAGAGCGCCTAGAGCTCGCGCTGCACGGAGTGTATGAAACCATCCGCACCGACGGCATGAATAAGCTCATACCTGGCGCAGCTGGTCAAGGTCGCTCTGTTGCCAATCGCCACATCGATCACCGTTTCCTGGTGTTTAAGGATGCTGACAGCTGGTTGCAGTATCAGGAGAAGTTTGGCAACGCAAACCCGTTCGATACCATGTTCGGGCATATTAAGTCGATGTCCAAAGAGATCGCCCTCATGGAGATCCTGGGACCCAACCCCAAGGCTACGGTTAACTTTCTAAAGCAGACGATCAAAAAAGAAGCGGGCATGGCAGCTGACGAGGCAGCAGAAAACGCAGCCACCAAATCAGCAGCCCGCATTGATAGCTTTTACCTGGCGGTTACTGGTGCGAATAACGCGCCCATCGATGGTAAGTTTGCCTCCACGTTTGCCGGGTTGCGCCAGGTGCTGCAATCAGCGCAGCTGGGCGCAGCGGCTCTGTCGGCTGTCACCGATGTCAACTTCAATCGGATGGCTCGCGCTCATGTTGGCTTGCCGCAAGTAAGTACGATTACCGATTACTTGAAGGTGCTAAACCCATTGTCTGCCGAGGAAAAGGGCAAGCTGGCAATTCGCCTGGGCTTGATTGCCGAGGGCTGGACCAGCCTGGCAGCCGGGCAGATGCGTTATGTTGGGGATATTTCCGGTCCAGAAGTTACGCGCCGTGTGGCTGACTTTGTGATGCGCGCATCGCTGTTGTCTCCTTGGACCCAGGCAGGGCGCTGGGCTTTTGGCATGGAGTTCCTGGGAACCCTGGCTGACAACGTAGGCAAGACGTTTGACCAGCTCGACAAACCGCTGCGCGAGACTTTAAAGCGGTACAACCTGCAAGCCGATCATTGGGACATCATGCGCAGCACCGAGCTGTATGACCATGAGGGCGCAAAGTTCTTGCGAGCAGAGGACATCGAAGCACGCGCAGATCTGTCGCCTGGTCTGGCGCGAGACCTGGCTACCAGGATGATGGAGATGATCGAGACCGAGACCAACTTCGCGGTCCCGTCCAGCAGCTTGCGCGGTCGCGTGGCGTTAACTGGCGAAACCCGACCAGGAACCATTGCGGGCGAAATCACCAGGTCGTTTGCCATGTATAAGAATTTTGGCGTCACCCTGGTTAACACGCACATCATGCGTGGCATCACGCAGCAGGGCGCAAAAGCAAAGGGACGCTACTTCGCCGATCTGATTATCAGCACGACGCTGATGGGCGCGCTGGCGATGCAGCTAAAGGAAATGTCCAAGGGTCGCGATCCGCGCCCAATGACAAGCCCAGAGTTTTGGGGCGCTGCGCTGCTCCAGGGTGGCGGTCTTGGTATCTTCGGCGATTTCATGTTCTCAGATGTCAACCGCTTTGATCGCGGGCTGGCAGACACGATTGCGGGACCCGTCGTCGGTTTTGCCGATGATGTGCGCAAGCTAACTATTGGCAACCTGGTAGAGGCGTCTAAGGGTGAGGACACAAACGCAGCGTCTGAATTTGTCAAGTTCGCTGCACGCTATACGCCAGGCAGCAGCTTGTGGTACACGCGCCTGGCGCTTGAGCGTTTAGTCATCGACCAGGCTCAGCTGCTTGTTGACCCAAAGGCAAAGCAAAAGATCCGCAGACTAGAGAACCGATACCGCAAAGAGTTCGGTCAAGAGTATTGGTGGGCTCCTGGTGAAACAGCTCCAGAGCGTGCGCCAGATATTGAAAATGTACTAGCGCCCGCACCCTGATTATGGTAAAAAACGTTTTATGATTTTGGAGTAGAAAGATGTCCGATATCTCAATCAATCCGGTTACCCGCCGTGTGCAATATACGGGCAATACGGGGCTAGGTCCTTTTGTTTTTACATTCAATATCCTGACTAGCACGGACATCGTTGCGTATAAAAACAGCACGCTGTTAACGCTGACGACAGACTATACCGTCACGATCAACGCTAACGGTACTGGCTCCATTACCTTAACTGGATCTGGCAACGGCACAGCCTTGATAAGCGCAGATATCCTAACCATCATTGGCGGTCGCGAGCTTAGTCGTACAACTGACTTTGTAACGGCTGGCGATCTGTTGGCGTCGAGCCTGAATGAACAGCTCGACAGCCAGGTCATTATGGTGCAGCAGCTGGATGAGAAGGTCGAGCGCACCATGCGCGTGAGCCCGGATGATGTTTACACCGACATGACTTTGCCTATTAAAAGCAATCGCGCTGGCAAGACTTTGGCATTTCACGAAACATCTGGCGACCCCGTTGCTGGTCCAGATCTGGCATCGGTCACAACAGTTGCCACTCAATCGGCAAATATCAACACGGTTGCCGACAATATTGGAAGCGTCAATACTGTCGCTGGAATATCTGGCAACGTGACTACCGTGGCGGGCATTTCTGGTAATGTCACCACAGTCGCTAGCAACAATGCCAATGTCACGACTGTTGCCACCGACCTGGCTGGCTCTGACAATATCGGTACGGTGGCTGGGGCAATTGCCAATGTCAATCTGACAGGAGGCAGTATTGCTAACGTTAATACAGTTGGAACCAACCTAGGTGGCATTGACACGATTGGTACTGTTGCTACTAACATTGCAGATGTAAATGCGGTGGGTGGCAGTATTGCTAATGTCAATACAGTTGCTGGAGAGTTGGGCGTTGGTCAAGATGTAACCGTTGTTGCCGCAAATTTATCTGGCACCAATACAATCGGAACCGTTGCCACCAACATTGCAAACGTCAACACTGTGGGCGGTATTTCTGCAAACGTCACGACCGTGGCTGGGATTAGCGCAGACGTTACCACGGTTGCCGCTGACGGTACGGATATCGGAACCGTTGCTACTAACATTGCAAATGTAAATACTGTCGCAGGAATTAGTGCTAATGTCACGACGGTTGCGGGCAATACAGCCAACATCAATGCCGTGGTAGCAGACGCCACAGATATTGGAACCGTTGCGACCAACATCGCTAATGTCAATGCCGTAGCTGGGATTAGCGCTGATGTCACCGCCGTAGCTGCTGACGCAACCGATATTGGCACGGTTGCTACTGATATAACGGGCGCAAATACAATTGGCACGGTAGCTGGAATTGCAGGCAATGTTACGACCGTTGCTGGCATCAGCGGCAATGTTACGACGGTAGCTAGCAATAGCGCCAACGTCACAACAGTAGCTGGTATTAGTGGGAATGTCACGACTGTTGCTGGCATTTCTTCTGATGTAACGACAGTCGTAACCTATGCAGCAGACATCGGCACGGTTGCGGGCATATCTGCCAACGTCACAACAGTCGCTGGTGTAAGCGGTGATGTTTCAACAGTCGCTGGTATTAGCGGAAATGTCACGACGGTGGCTGGTGTTTCAGCCGATGTCACGACGGTTGCTGGGGTATCTGCCAACGTCACAACAGTCGCTGGAATTTCTGCCGATGTCACGACGGTTGCAGCAGATGGAACAGATATCGGCTTGGTGGCTGGCGTATCAGCGGACGTTACAACAGTAGCTGGGCAAATTAACCCAACCAACAATATTTCAACGGTCGCTAGTGCCGCCGCCAATATTGCTACGGTCGCTGGTATATCCGCAAACGTAACCACGGTCGCTGGAATTTCTAATGACGTAACAACCGTTGCAAACGATGGTACTGACATTGGAACCGTTGCGACCAACATTGCGAATGTTAATACGGTTGCTGGTATATCTGCCAATGTTACAACAGTAGCTGGAATTTCTAGCGATGTAACCACCGTCGCGACAAACGTAGCAGACATTACAAATTTCTCGGACGTTTATTACGGGCCTGCGGCAAGTGCGCCATCAACCCGCCAGGACACTACCGCACTCCAAGCTGGTGACTTGTACTACAACACAACAAGCGACCAAATGTTTGCTTATAGCGGCAGCGCATGGGCGGCTACTGCAACTGGGGTAGTGACCGAGGTGTCAGCTGCGGTTGCTGCCTCTAATATTGACTTATCCTCGGCTAACTACTTTACGAAGACGATTAGCGGCACGACCACGTTTACTGTCTCAAACGTCGCCAGCAGCGGCACGGTGTCGGCGTTTATTTTGACGCTCACCAATGGCGGCGCTTACACGATCAACTGGTTTGGCGGTGTTACTTGGAATCTTGGAACCGCACCAATATTAACGGTAAGCGGGACGGATATATTGGCGTTCTTTACGAGCGATGGAGGCACGACATGGCGCGGTTTGGTTTTAGCTCAAGCGGTGGCTTAATATGACTGTACGTTCTATCACACAAGCAGCGGCTGGTTTTAAGCCTAAAGTTGTTGATTTGGCAACGGCTGAATTTAATGTTTCGCCAATAAATTATGTTGATGTGTCCCCAGTATATGCACATATGACATCAGGAACTTTTAGTTCTGATGGAACAAAAATGTATATTGTCAGCACAATCACGGATATTATTTATGAATATGACCTATCTACGGCGTGGGATTTAAGCACAGTAACGCATAATCAAAATAGCTCATCCATAACTGCTCAAGGCACATTTCCCAATGCGTTGTTTTTTAAATCTGACGGAACAAAGATGTATGTTCCCGAAAATGCCAACGACAACGTAAACGAATATAACCTATCAACGGCATGGGATATCAGCACTCTAACTTATTCTCAGAGTTTTTCTATTGCGACAGAAGCGCCAGGCCCTACAGGTGTTTGGTTTAAACCTGACGGGACAATAATGTATGTTGTCTGTTTCACTAATGACGCGGTTTTTCAGTACACATTGTCTACTGCTTGGGATGTTAGTACAGCTTCTTATGCGTCAAAAACAAAGTCTGTTGCAACTGAAGATTCCATACCAACTGGTATATTTTTAAAACCAGATGGGACAAAAATGTGGATTTCAGGCAATACTAACGACCGTGTTTACGAATACAGCTTATCTACGGCATGGGATGTAAGCACGGCTTCTTACTCAACATCGTATCTTGCTAATTTTGACGGCCTAGAAACATCTTTAGTTAATGTTTATTTTAAGAGTGATGGCACCGGAATGTTCACCTTTGGTGGTGGCAACAGAAAAGTATACAAACATGATTTATCTACGGCATGGGATTTAAGTACAGCAACTTTTAACTACCCATCCACAAATTACTTCCGCACCGCCACCCAAGACAACTCACCGCAAGCATTGTTTTTCAAACCTGACGGCACGATTATGTATCAGGTTGGGGCGCAAAACGACAAAGTATCTCAATATAGCCTGTCAACAGCATGGGACATTACGACTGCATCATATTCTCAAGCCTTTTCTGTTCTTACTCAAACAGGTTTACCAAGGGGGTTATTTTTTAAACCTGACGGGACAAAGATGTATGTTTCTGAAAGCATAACTGATACTGTTCTTGAGTATGATTTGAGTACAGCATGGGATGTAAGTACAGCAAGTTACTCTCAAAATTTTAGCGTTGTAACTCAAGAAAACAATCCTATAGGTTTGTGGTTTAAAGATGATGGGGCAAAGATGTTTGTCGTAGGGACTGGAAGCGATGCAGTCCAAGAATACAACCTATCTACAGCATGGGATATAAGTACCGCCAGTCACTCGCAGGGATTTAGCGTTGCAACAGAAGAGACATCTCCTCTAGGATTGTCTTTTACAGAAGACGGGAGGCAAATGCTTATTGTAGGCACCACCAACAGAGCGTTATTTGCATACGACCTATCTACAGCTTGGGACGTAAGCACAGCTAGTTATTCATCAACTTTTAATCTTCCCGTTTTGCTTTACCTAAGCCCATATTCTTGTTTTGTGAACTCCGACAAAAGCAAAATTTATATTTCTAACCAGACTAGCCCGGACGATGGTGTCTATGCTCTTGATTTGTGAGGTAAAAAATGTACGCAAAAATTACAAACGGCGTGGTCAGTCAATACCCATACACGATTGGTCAATTTCGCCGCGACAATCCAAACACTTCTTTCCCAAAAGATGTGCCAATTGAAACACTCAATGCTTTTGGTGTGGTTGAAGTAACCGCCACGCCAAAGCCTGCAATTGACAACAAGACCCATACGCAAACGCGCTCTGTTGATTTGGTTGATGGTTCGTGGGTTGAGACATGGGCGTCCCAGCAAAGACCAGAAGAAGACGCTGGCAAGAATGTGCGCGGTGAACGCAACCGCTTGCTCGCCCAATCAGATTGGACGCAGGGCAAAGACATTCCCGAGGCAACGTCTACGGCTTGGGCGGCATACCGTCAAGCGCTGCGTGATATCCCGACGCAAGCTGGCTTCCCCTATAACCTAACTTGGCCCCAAGAGCCATGATTTTAGGAAAAAATAAAAATGGAACGAAACGTAGCGTCTGCACATACACGCATTGATGCCCTGGAAAAAGAAGTCGTGGCTATTAAGACCGAAGTACGCATCCAGTTCAAGGATTTGTTTGGTCGCGTCAAGCGGCTAGAGACAATCCTGATTGGCGCTACGGGCACGATCCTGGTCTTGCTGTTTAGCATCCTGGTGAAGATGGGCTAACTGAATGGACCCGGTCAGCATCTTTATGGCTGCCACGGCAGCCTTTAACACGGTAAAGAAACTGGTCGAAGCGGGTCGCGAAGTCGAGGATGTTCTCGGTCAAATCGGGACCTGGATGGGCAAGGTCTCCGAGCTCAACGCAATTGACAACAAAAAGCCTGGCTTGTTCCAACGCATTGGTGGCGGCAAGTCAATCGAACAAGAGGCGATGGAACAGCTGCAACGCAGAGAGGCTGTTCGTAAACAACATCTTGAGCTAATGAGTATGGTCCGGCTGCGGTACGGTCCAGCCGCATACGACGATTTGCTCCAGATGCAGCGCCAGATCAAGCTCAAGCGTGAGCGCGAAATTATCCACCAGCAGCAACGACGCCGGGACCTGGTTGGATATATCCTGGCGGCAATTGTTTTGGCTTTGGCGATCTGGGCTTTGTGGGGGATGATCGCGACAGCTATTGATTGGAAACTAAACGGGATTAAATAATGGCTAGTTCCGACAAGTACAGCAACAATCCGCTCGCGCTGCGCGCTTGGCAGGATGGGTACGAGGAGGGACTAGCACAAGCCAACATCACCGCGCGCGTTACCTTATGGTCGATCGTTGTCATCTTTGCGATTCTTAGCCTAGCGATTACCGCTGGCTGCTCTGACCGCTACCGCTACCCTTGCCAGGACCCGGCAAACCACAGCACGAAAGAATGTAAAAGCCCCGTATGCGAGGCTGATGAGACTTGCTCAAACTATTTGGTGGAGGTAACAGATGAAACCAAACCTCGATGATTGGCTGCGCTTTATTGTCGGGCTTGCGATGGCGCTCACGCTTATTGGTATCGTCGGCGTCTCTCTCTGGTCTGTCGTATTTGTCACGCAGCCGATGCTCGGTCAGGCTCCGAATGATGCCGAATTTTTTAAACTGGTTAATCCAATCGCCACGTTTGTCGTCGGTGCGCTTAGCGGCGTGATGGCTGGCTCGCGTCGCGATAAGAAAGAGGAGACTGAATAATGCTGCCACTTGCCGGATTGCTGGACATTGGGTCCAAGCTGGTCGATAAACTAATCCCCGACCCTGAAGCCAAAGCCAAAGCCCAGGCTGAGCTAATTAAGATGCAGCAGGATGGTGAGCTCGCCAAGATGGCGAACGATACCAAGCTGTACGAAACCGAGCAGAACAATCTAACCGCCAGGCTGCAAGCTGACATGAACAGCGACAGCTGGCTGTCTAAGAACATCCGACCCATGACCCTGGTGGCAATCCTGGTCGGCTACTTTACGTTCGCCATGATGAGCGCGTTCGGCATGGATGCCAACCAGGCATACGTCGAGCTGCTTGGACAATGGGGGATGTTGATTATGTCGTTTTATTTTGGCGGCAGGACCCTGGAAAAGATCCTGGACATGAAAAACAAGAAATGAGGAAGCGATGACCTGGTTGCCGGTGGCGTTTGTGTGTTTCTTTGGGAACAAATGTGCTTTTTTTCAAGGCAACATTTCAATTTCAATTGAGCAATGCCAGGTCCAAAATGAATTTGCCAAGGCGTTTCTAGAAAAAGATAAAAAGGTCGAGGCTTTCCAGGTAGATTGCCTTGTTGTTGAACTTAAAAATACGGATTCGTTATGAAATTGTCAGCCCATTTTTCTCTTGAGGAGCTCACAAAAAGTGAGACCGCGCTGCGCTTTGACCTGGATAACACACCCAACGACGAGCAGCTGTCAAACCTGGTGGCGCTTTGCGAAAGTGTGTTGCAGCCGATCCGCGATCATTTCGGCAAGCCAGTTAAAGTTAACAGCGGCTTTCGCGACAAGGTGGTTAACGCAAAAGTGGGCGGGAGCTCTAAGTCAGATCATTGCAAAGGAATGGCTGCGGACATCGAGATCCCGTCCGTCCCAAACGCTGAGCTCGCGCAATTCATTGTCGATTCGGGGATGGCGTTTAGGCAGTGCATATTGGAGTTTTACACCCCAGGCATACCCGATTCGGGCTGGGTCCATGTGAGCTACGACATCGCGGACAACAAGCGCCAGGTGTTGACCGCGACAAAGCAGAACGGGCGCACGGTTTACTTGCCAGGACTAGTCCCCTAACTACTTTCCCCGCAGAACCGGAGCCCACTTAGTGCGCGGTTCGTTGGCGTGTTTAACGTAAAAGTGAATCAGGTAGTTGATCACCTGGGTGTAAGTCATCTCCACCCCCGTCTGCTCGGCAATGAACCCCCTGATCTCATCAATGCTTTTGCTGATCGGGATGGTTATCCGTTTTTCTTTCATCACGTTTCTTTTCCTTTTTCTTGTAACCAGGGACAACCACCTCCCTGGTGCTGAACCGATGCTCCAGGTTAAAGCAAAGATAGCGGCGATACTTGCTGCCATCTTTTCTTACTCGCGTTTCCTTTACATCGGCGGGCTTGTTGCACACCGGGCACTTCACGCTATGACCCTGAACGATTCGGCAATCTCCAGCTCTTGCAGCTTAGGGTTGCGGTTGTACTCTGCAAGCGTCGCGACCAGGTAGCCTTGCTCATTGATCAGCAGCAAGCTATCACGCCCGTCGTGCTGCCAATGATCGGCTGTCTTAATCGCAGCAATCAGCTCGGTGTCTGAAGTGCCGAATTGCATCAGTTGAATCATAGAATCGTCATCCCGTTTTTGAATCCTTTGGCTCGCTGAATCCAGCCACGGCGCTCGATCGATTGCAAATGCTTGGCGACCGTCGCCTGGGCGATACCAAACTGCTGCGAGATATCCCGCTGCGTCGGCGTCACCCCGGTGTTTTCTTTGATCTTCACAATGTAGTCCATAATGTCGCGCTGCTTTTGGGTCAGGCTGAATTTCTCACGATTAACTGACATCTTTTGCTCCCGCGCCGAGCTGGCGCAAATATAGTTTGTACAAACCCAGGACTTCTTTCGACGCATTGCTGTCGAGCCGATCGATGCGTTCCTGGTTAACCTCGCGCAGCTCGCGCAGCAGCGTCATCTTCTGTCGGCTGCTGAAGATCGTCCCGTCACTTGACTTCTCCAGGTCAACGTACTTGCGCATTAGCTTTACGAACCCGTCGGTATATTCTTTGGCTGTCACCATCTGAGCGCCGATCGGTTTGCCCTGGTGGTTCAGCAGCTGCCAGCCAGTAGCAACTGGCTCGGGCTCGGGCTCCGGCTGCGGCTCAGGTTCTGGCTCCGGCTGCGGCGGCAGCTCATCGAACGACGGCGGGTCCTCATCGACGGGCTCGACATACACGGCGTCCTCCACCTCCGGCTGCGGGGCTGGCTGCTCAAATCGCTCTGTATGCTTTGCAACAACCCGGTCCAAGGGGTTGGCCTTGGGCGTTACATCTTTGGGCTCTGAGGGCATATCCTGGGCTTCCTCGGCGGTGATTACGCCCTTTAAAGCATCAGGGAAAGCGTCGCGCAGCGCGAACCCGCGAGCTCGCATCATCAGCATCCGGTCCGGGTACTGCTGCCAGGGTCCTGGCTTACCCCACAAGCGCGCCATCTTGGCATCGCGCACGCTGAATGTGCGCACGGTCTCCTCGATGTCGTCGCCGTAGCGTCGCTTAACCAGGCACGTTGCTGTCTTGCTGTCGCCCTCACCGCTCACGGTCTCGCTCACGCCAGCGCAGCGCGGATCATTCTTGACCAGGGCGAGCGCAGCGTCACCATAGACCGACGGCTTGCCGTTGATCACCGCAATGTTTTGCAGCGCCTGGAGCGGTTGCAGCCCGAGCTCATACCCCCATTGGATCGCGACCAGGACGTCTTGAGGCTTGCCCTGGTATTGCTTAGGGACCATCTGGCTATGGCTGATCATCTTACTGAAGTCCATCGCCTCCGCCATTGTCTGCGGGGCTAGTGTAGGCAGCTTGTTCATTTGACTTCCTTTACGCTGATTGATTTTTGTCTTACCGTGTTTTCCGGCTTGGCGGGCTCCAGCTCTGCCCGACAATGCGGGCATAGCACGGGCGGCTTAGCCTTGCTGGTGCGCCAGCCCCAGGTGACTTTATATGCGCCGCTGGGCGTGTACAGGTTGCCGATCTTGTAGTTGCCGATCGCTGCCATTAGGTTTTCGGTGGCTTGCTGCTTTTGCTCCTCGGCTGCCTTAATGGCTGCGCTCGCGTCCTGGTACGCCTCGACCGACGTTGCCAGGTCAGGGTCGAGCTCTGTCTCCTGGTCGGGGTCTGGCTTGTTGTATTTCCAGGCGAGCTCCTCGATGTTGGTGGGCTCAGGGTATGTATCCTGCGCCATGTGCATCTCAAAATCCTGGACGTAGTTGCTGATCAGACCCACGGTTTCCTGGTGGCGAGCAAAGATGTTGACCTCGATCTCGCGCCCGCCGTAACAGGTGAACAGGATTCCATATTGGGCGTCGTGGCACATCATCCCGGCTTGCAGCTGGATCGGTCCCCGGAACAGCTGCGGGTCGTCGGGCTTTTTGGGTGCCGTCGTAAACTTAGCCTCCAGGATTATCTTTCCTACCAGCTCGATCTCGCCGTCCTGGTTCATTACCGAGATCCCCTGGCTTTCGTCAGCGTAGATCTTCATGGGCTTGTCCAGCTCGATGATGCCGTCGTCGGAATAGTACAGCTCCATGTCCGGGTGCTTTTTGGCAGCCAGCGCGCCGTCCTGGGAGTAATGAAAGATCTGGGCGGGATCGATGCCCAGCTTGCGCAGCCCTCGGTCTAAAATCACGGGCTCGATGGCGCTGCCGATGTCTGCCGGGAGACTGTCGAGCTCCTCGCGGGGCTCGCCGCGCACAGCTGCACGCGCTCGGTCCAGGACCTCAAAAGGCGTTTGGTAGGGGCTGAACCCCATATAAGCTGGCAGCACGCTGCCGCTCAGGTGATTGTCGGGTGATAACTTAGCCATTTATGAGCTCCATTCCTTTGTTGGTGATTGTCCAGACGATCTCTCTGCGCTTGCGGCTGTTGACCAGGCGCTCGCCGCTATCCTTTACTAGCCCCATGCGCTGCAACTCGGTCAGCCTAGGCTTCACGCTATACAGCCACTCGTCTATAATTGCTGCCAGCTGTTCCCCGGTTGCTCCCTGGGTGCAGTTTGCCAGTGCCTCTAGGACTTTTCTCCTGAGTCCTGAAACCCGAGAGGCTATTTGCACCGCCGCTGCGCGCTCGGTATCGGGTCCGTCGCGGTGGTGCATCTTTTTGATGTCTACATCTTCAATTCCCATTGTGCTCTCCTTCAAAAAAAGCCCGCAGCCGTTGCAGCAGTGTGGGCTTACGTTGTAGCAGCACGCGCTGCCAAAAAATGTTATTGCCGTTCATTGGGTTTTTTGTGGGCGGGACGTAGTGGCAACCGATCACGACCTTGCCCGTGTTATAGCCCGGCATCATTTCACCAGGATGTCAAAATACTCAAGCATGGCGACCAACAGGCTGCCGAATAGCAGAGCATAAAAGATAAAAGCGGCTAACTGTCTCATGGTTTACTCCAGGTTAGGCTGCCAGGGCAGCGCGGTCTAAGATATTCTTCACTTGCTGCGGTCTCCAAGCGGGACCGTTGGCTGCGTCGGGCAGCACGGGCTGGTTGTTTTTATCGATGCGCAGCGGAACCCTCCACTCGTTGAGCTCGTTCGCCAGGTCGCGCAGCGTGGTGTGACCGTAGGCTTGCAGCTTTTCGATAAAGGGCAGGACACGCAGGGCGTTGTCGGCTGCTTTGGCTGCCAGGGCAGCGCCACCAGCTGCCGCGCCAACTTGAGGGCAAGGGCTGCCCAGCTGCTTGGTCTTGCGTACCTGGGCGAGACCCTCGCGGGTCCGGCGGCTGATACGACGGCTCTCAAACTCGGCGATCGACGCGAGCAGCTGGATGGTTAAGCGGCTAACGTCGGGGTCATCCATGTTGGGCATATCCAGGGCGACAAACTTAACCTGGCTGTCCATCAGGTTAGCGATGAAGCTCAGGTTACGGGCGAGACGGTCCAGCTTGGCGACGACCAGGACCGCTCCGGCTTTGCGGCATTGGTCGATGGCAGCCAGCAGCTGCGGGCGGTAGTTCTTGCGACCGCTTTCGATCTCGACAAACTCAGCCAGGATCTCGCAGCCCCTGGCGCAGCACCAGTTCTGGACCGCCTCACGCTGCGCGCCGAGACCGTTGCCAGCCTCGCCCTGGCGCTGGGTTGAGACCCGGAAATAGACAATGGCTTTCATAACTGAACCCTCCTATTGAGACTTGCCAGGTAGGTGGCAATCTCGATAACGTCGTATGCTGCGCGGTTGATCCTGGCGACGTTGCGCTGGTCGAACAGCTCGCACACAGCTTGCCCGGTAGCTTTGCTGACAACGACCCAGCTCATAACCGCACCTCCCGGCTACCCTCGCCAGCCATGCAGCGGTCGGCGTAGGCAATGGCAGCTGCCTGATCGTTAAACCAGACGTAGCCGTAATATTCGTTGTCGTCGGTATCGAGCAGCCGCACGACGTAATGCTGAGCCATGCGGGCGACGATGGCGGCAACGCCATCCTCCGCACAGGCTGTTTGATAGATGATGTTGCTCACGTTGTCCTCCTTACATGATCCGCATGATTTGACCGCTTTTAGCAGCCGCTACCCAGGCATCGCCGCCACCGTTCTGGACCTGGGCTGCCAGGCTCTGCTCGACGGGGATCTGGATCGCTCCGCTGCTGACGTACTGGTTGTAGACCGCCTGGGCTTTAGCCTGAGCCATCGGCAAACCCTGGGCTTGCTGCTGCTCAACAGCTTTGGCGGTGCAGCGCACCCGGTTGGTGATCAGGGTCTCGCTGTAATCCTGGAACATCATGGTGGCAGATAGACCGTCGGGCTGGACTTGCCAGACCCTGGCGGTAGTCACCAATCTGCCGCCGTAACGCTTGCAGGTCAGGACCTCGATGTAAACGCCTTCACTCAGCATGATGCGCTGCCGAGCTACTAGATCGCCGTAAATGTTACGACGGGCGGCTCCGCTGCCGATGGTTTCAAATACTTGTGTCATTTGGTTTCTCCTTTGATTGCCAGTTGATAGTCTCTACGTCTCTAATGTAATCGCTTTTGATAGCCTTGCATAGTTACTGTTGCGATATCGCAACTTGTGCCAGGTGCATGGCGCGCTGCCAGGCGATGCCGAACTGCGCTGCCTTGTAAATAACCGTGCCGTCGGGGTTGGTGATGTAGTACAGGTTTTTGCCAGCGTGCCAGACCTGGAAGCCCCCGGCTGAGCCTTTTAATTTCAAATCGCGTAGGTCCATGATGGGCTCCTTAATTTTCAACACGGTCAAAGATTGGCAGCATCCCAAAGGGTCCGCCACCAGCCTCTCGCACAAACTCACAAAAGCGAGAATCTGAAGTTCCAGCATAGTTGCCGCCCATCATTGGCGAGGCTTGCAGCAGGTCAGCGGGCACTATGTGGGGATACGGTCTGCCACATGGCTGGGTATCTACCACGACGGCAGCAGGGCACTCATCGCTCGGCTGGAACGGTCCTGGTACGTTGGTCAAACAAAACCCGTCAACGTATTTGCTGGCTCCGTTATTGGTGGAATCACCCAAGCTGCTGCGGCTCACAAAAACTAACATTCCCATGATTCTCTCCTTTAAAGTGACTATTGATCGCCTATCCACAGCCTTGATTCTGTCACTGCGATATCGTACAGTCAATACCCATATCGCAATTTGTGCAAAAAAAATACATGGACCAAAAAGTGAGAAAGACGAGACAGAAGGCGGACGACCTGGTTGGGTTCTATCTGCGGGTTCCGGCGGACCTCAAGCGTCGCATTGAATCATTGGCGGAGGCTCGCAGCGTGAGCCAGGCAGAGCTGGTTAACGACCTGGTATCCAGGGCGATCGAGCTGCCCCAGGCAGACAGCAAGGTGGGCGAATGGTTGCAGCGTGTAGCGAAATGACGCACGACGAGATCCTGGAGATGGCGGGCTCGGTGGGGCTGGCTTTGAATGATGACCAGGTAACGTTCATCAACGAGCTGCTGGAGCTGGAGCGGGACCGCTGCGCGTGCGCGGTGGAGCTCCTGGCGATGAATGATTGCCCGATCAGCTTTATTGCAGCGGTGATCCGCAGGGAGGAAATCCAATGACCTGGGTTAACTACCGCATGAGCGCCGCGCAGCCGTTCAAGATGTGCAGCAAGTGCTCGCAGCTGCGCGAGCCGATCGATGGCATCCAGGCAAGCCCGACCAGGTGGGTCTGCGGCTCTTGCTGGCGGCAGCGGGTCACGGCTAAGCAGCAGCCCAAGAAGGGCAGCAAGTGATCCAAGATTTAAACTTCACAGTCCCTGGTCAACCCATTGGCAAGGGGCGACCGCGCTTTACACGCCAGGGCAGGACCTACACGCCGAGCCGGACCAAAGATTACGAGGACCTGATCCGCTCGGCTGCACGCGAGGCGATGCGCGAGCTCAACCAGCAGCCAGCGCAGCTGCCATGCACGGTTAAGATCCTGGCAGAGTTTGAGATACCCAAGAGTTGGGCTAAGTACAAAAAAGAAGCCGCCCAGGCAAACAAGGGCGGATATAAACCTGGCAAACCTGACATCGACAACATAGCAAAAGCAGTCCTGGACGGGTGCAACGGCATCGCTTACGAGGACGACAGCCTGGTCTATCGATTGGAGATCGAGAAATCCTACGCTGCCACATTCCCTGCTCTCTATGTAACGGTGATATTCGATGAGTAACAACCACAATGAAGATCGAGACGCTAAGGTCCAAAGACCTGAGACGGTACAGCATCCTGCCCATCAAAGCGGTCCAGGACCCACAGATCAACCGCACGGCAGCCCTGGCTGTCCTGGCTGTCATTTGCAGCTACACCGATGAGCTGGGGAGAACGTTTGTGAGCCAAGCCCGCATCGCCAGCGACCTGGGTATCAGCAGACAAGCAGCCAACCGCCAGGTCAAGCGGCTGCTGGAGCTCGGCTACCTGGTGTATGCCAGGCATCAGTACAAGGGACAAAAGACCAACACGGTCAAGGTGATCTACGACGAGGACATCAAGACAGAGGACGACGCACGCTCAGCCCTGACAGTCAAACAGCAGATCGAGCTCGCAGAACGGGAGCTAGGGCTTGTGGATAACGTTGTGCATAAGGATGTGGATATCAAGTGGACAAGTGATGACCAGGATAACCAGGTGCAACATCTAGGGTTGCAGGCAGGTGCAACATCTGAGGTTGACAGACCTGCAACATCTAGGGTTGCACTAAACGAGTCATTAACGAGTAATAGTAACGGTATTAAGGGAGAAGCAAAAAGATTGTGTGTTATGTTTTCACGGGCAGCAGATGCTCATGGCACGCCCAGGACATTCCAGGATCGAGACGTTCAGGTCATGGAGAGCTGGGTCAGGCAGGGGCTCGATGGCGATACCTGGCAGCAGATCCTGGCAGGGCACACGACCTGGTGCAAGCAGACAGGAAAGGACATGGCAAGGGGTATTGGATACTTCGAGCAACCCGTGAAGAAGGCGCTGGGGCGCAGCAGGGACCCAGCAATCAACGCTGCCATCCAGGGATTGATCGGCAGCATGACGAGCGGAGCACGCAGATGATGGTCTGTCCACAAGCCAAACGGTCGTATGGCTCCAGGACAAGCGGTCGGCGGCTGCCAGGGACCCCCTCCATCCTGGGTGTAAGGGCTCACTTCGCAACCCTACCCCTCTGCCCCCGCCCCCGCGCGCGTACACACGGGGCCCCCAGAGAAATATTTTTCGGTTTTTTGTGGTCGTTTTTTTAAGGAGAAACAAATGAAACGATATAACGTCAACCAAGCAAAAGAAGTGCCAGGACGAGACAAGCCCGTGTGGATCAAGCACGGGGTTGCATTTGAGAAGGATGGCAAGGTGCGCATCAAGCTGGAGAGCATCCCTATCCCAAACCGGGACGGTGACATCTGGCTAAGCCTATTCGACGCCGATACCTCTGAGAGCCCTCAGAACGGCTCAGGACGGGCTTTTAGCGGTCAGTCTAACCCTACCCCTAGGGCAGAGCGTTACGGCGCTCACAAGGGCGGTGATGGCTTTGAAGATGATATCCCGTTCTAATGGCTCGCACGCCTAAAGACAAGAGGGCTCCGGTTGGTCGGTTTGGCGGTGTGCGCATGGTGCAGCGCCGGATAGGTCGATCGGAGACGCTTTACCAGAATAAGGAAGTTATTGCTGCTGAGTTGTTGATGGTGGCGACGAGCAACATCACGGATATTGTGAACCTGGACGGCAGTTTAAAGCCGCTCGATGAGATACCCGAGCACGCGCTGCGGGCGATCAAGAAGATCACGCCGACTAAGGACGGGGTGACGATTGAGATGCACGATAAGGTTGCGACGTTGCGGGTGTTGGCTAAGGCGGCTGGGTTGTTGGATGCTGAGGCGAACCAGGAGAAGCCCAGTATTGTGGGGATCAATATGCGTGGTCCGGTCCAGGATGTGGATGTAAAGGAGGATACCTATGGCGAAGAAGAAGGAGAGGGAGACGATCGAGCTGGCGCAGCTGATGATCCAGCTGAAGCTGAGCACCAGGGAGTTGGCGCAGCGGTTTGGCAAGAGCGAGACGATCATCAAAGAGATGATTGACGGCAAGCGCAAGACCGAGCCCATGTATGTTGCAACGTTAAGGGAGATGCTGAAAAATGCCCGATAAATTTGATTCGCTGTCGTTCAGCAAGAAGCTGGAGCAGCTGGAAAAAACAATGGATGTATTGCAAAACGACATGAACAAGCTCGCGTCCGATATTCGGTATCTGCATTTCCATACCGATCGGCTAATAGCTGAAGTTCAGCTGAAAAAGAGAATTGTCGAGCTGACGGTACGGGGAGATGTGAGTTGAGCAATATACCGTCGTTAGATCTGGATTTTTCAAATAGCCCGACCGTGTGGAAGTTTCTGCACGACGACAGCTTTGTGCGTGGTTTGATGGGTCCGGTTGGCTCGGGGAAGTCTTACGGCTGCGCGTCGGAGATTATTCGCCGGGCGGTCCAGCAAAAGCCGTCGCCCAGGGACGGGATTCGCTACTCGCGGTTTGTGATTGTGCGAAACACCTACCCTGAGCTGCGCACAACGACGATCAAGACCTGGCAGGAGCTGTTCCCGGAGGACATCTGGGGCGCTATTCGCTGGCAGCCACCAATTACCCACCACCTAAAGCTGCCCGCCAGGGGGGATGCAGCCGGGATTGACTGCGAAGTTATCTTCATGGCGCTGACCAGCCCCCAGGATGTGCGTAAATTGTTGTCCCTGGAGCTCACGGGAGCCTGGGTAAACGAGGCGCGCGAGCTGCCCAAGGCGGTTATCGATGGTTTGACCCACCGGGTTGGGCGATATCCCACTAAGCGCGATGGCGGTCCGACCTGGTACGGCATTTGGATGGACACTAACCCGCCGGATAATGATCATTGGTGGCACGACCTAGCAGAAAAAAACCCGATTAAGGGAGAGTTCCCCTGGCAGTTCTACCGCCAGCCTGGTGGCGTCATCCAAGCGGACAAGGGTGAGGTCCCTGAAAGCAGCCCGGAGAGCCGGGGTTTTATGTTTTCCGGTGGGAAGTGGTGGAAGATCAACCCCAAAGCGGAGAACAGGCACAACTTGCCGCCTGGTTACTACTCGCAACTAATGGGCGGAAAAAATGCGGATTGGATTCGCTGCTATGCCGAGGGTAAATACACCTTTGTGCAGGAGGGTCGCCCGGTCTGGTCCGAATATGACGACGAGCTGATGAGCGGCGACGTTGAGGTGGACCCGTATTACCCGATTCAGATCGGGGTTGACTTCGGTTTGACGCCGGCAGCTATCTTTGGGCAGCGCACCGCTGGCGGCGCGTGGCGGATCTGCGATGAGCTGGTGACGTTCGATATGGGGCTGGAGCGTTTTGGGCGCGAATTACTCAGCAGGATCGCTGAGCGTTACTCGAAACACGAGATCCTGATCTGGGGGGACCCCGCTGGGAACAAACGCGACGAGATCTACGAAGTGACCGCCTTCGACCACCTGAGAAGTCTGGGGTTCAAGGCGCAGCCAACTGAGTCCAACGCCTTCCAGGTTCGTCGTGAGGCGGGCGCGTCGCCAATGACCAGGCTTGTCAACGGGAAGCCCGGTCTCATTGTCGATAAAAAGTGCTTGCGCCTCCGCAAAAGTCTTAGCGGCGGCTATTTCTTCAAGCGGCAAAGCCTGGGCGCTGGGCAAGAGCGGTATAAAGACAGCCCCGTTAAGAACGAACATTCGCATTGTGGTGACGCCTTTGGTTATCTGATGTTGGGCGGTGGCGAGCAGCGGCGGCTGCGCCGGGGTTCGTATCAATCAGCTGGCGGGACATACACCGCAGCAACCGATTTTGAGATTTTCTAATGCTTTCTTTCGGAAATAACTTTCTAAGCACCGGGCAGCAGCTGGTCCCCTTTCAGCCAGAGCATTTATCGCACCTGGAGCTAAAAGGCGACGAGCTGCATTTTGCCGATCTGATCCCGAATTATTACCAATACATCCTGGATAATGCAATCCCCGAGCTCGCTTGGACCGGGATTCGTGATGGCAAACCCGTTTTGATCTTTGGGCTGCGCCCTTATTGGGTTGGTGTTGCAGAGGTTTGGATGGTTCCTGGTCGTGGAATCGAGCGCAATCCGATAGCGTTAATCA